CCAAATATAAGCTACGTAAGCATGCTTATATCGAGATGGTCAATTATTTTGAACGCGATGCGACATATGTAAAAACTGTTATGGGTAAGATCAAAACTGGAGAGTGGGCCAAGTACGGGAAGAAGTCCCGCCTGATTAACGACTTAGGCGTCCTGGCTTCTCTAGTCGGCGGTTATGCTACTGATGTGTTAAAGAATGCCTTAACCACAGCTCCTAACCTGATTAGAAGTAAACCAACTCTTTATGTTAAATCGCCAACGTTACCATTGTTGGATGCTGTCTTTCAAAAACTTGATGAACCTGAAGGTTATAGTTTTGGTGTTTACCATTCAGATGATTCTTGTTATTCTGTTAAGTGTAAAGACGGTGTCATGCGCTGTAATATTGATATTTCTAGTGCTGACACATCACATGGAGCTGGTGTGTTTGAATTGCTACGTGACATTGTTTCTGATGGGCCATATGGTAAAGCTATATCGGCCTCTATAGAACAATGTTCGAAAACCTTGATCTTACCTCATCATTCTGGCAAAGCACAATTGAAAGTCAAATTTAATGAACCGAGATTGTATTCTGGTAGTACGTTAACTACCATGATAAACAACTTGGGTTCCAATTTGATATTTTTGGCATTTGCCGAGTATGATTTTTCAACTGTTTGTGCTAAAGATGTGCCAGCCATCTTAGAAAAACTGGCCGGGTCCGCAGGGTATAAAATTACCTGCGAAGTAGCGAAAGATGTGCAAGACTTACAGTTCCTCAAACATTCGCCAAATTCAAACAATCAAGCTTGTTTGAATTTAGGTGTTATGCTTCGGTCGTTGGGTACTTTTCATGGTGATCTTCCTGGTCGCACCAAATATGGTTTTACGCGGAGGAGTTACGAGTTTAATTGCCAGCTCACGGCCGGATGGTTGTGGGCCGGGGATTCTGTTATTGCAGATGCGATTAAACGTAAGTACCCTCCTGCGAACGACGCACGCTATTCAAACACTATGATGGAGAGTATATATTCCGAACATGTTGGGAGACGTGTGAGTTATACTATTTCCGACATATGTGCTAGGTATAAGATCCTACCTGATGACGTATATGAGTTGCTATACATGATCAACGAGTGCAGTGTTAGTGGAGCTTCTGGCATTATATGTCAAGCTTCTATTTCTATACTACATGTTGACTATGGTTTAGGACCGCCTGCG